AATTGTTCTTCTGGTGCAGGTGGAGGCTCACCCTCCTTAACAGGTTCAACAGGTGTAATCGGTTTTACTCCAGTCTTGACTAATTTCTCAAGTTCTTCATTGGAAAGCTTCTCATAATCCTCTGTTTTTACCAGTCCTTTGTCTGCTTGTCCCTCATCAGGGGCAGATGGTTGGTTATTGGTTTTTTCTTCGGTCATGACTCAAAATACTCCTTTCTTATTATTTATTAACAAATGTAATTAGGTTCATTTATGTTTATTTTATCAATAGCATTACTACCACACTTCGGACATACATACAGAATCCCTTCAAATATGTATCCACAATTAGCACATCGCACCCTTATGGGTTTACTATCAGTAGTAGTTGCAATATTCCCTGTCATTTTTTCCCCTCCTTATTTTTTCTTTCTTACTCCCGCTTCCTCGCCTTCCCTGATAAGCCCGTTAATTTCTAAATTAATGGTGTCTATCGCTTCAACGAAGGCTTGGGCGTAGTAAATCTTATTTATATCCTTTTCACTTAAAGTTATCATGGTGTAATAAGCTTTTTTGTCAGCCATAAACTTTTGTATATCCTGCCAGCCAGCAGAGTTTATGGTGGCTCGCAGGCGGTCTGCCTGCTCAATGGCGGAGTCGTATTTGGTCATAGTGTCCTCCTTTGGTTATTTCTCTCCATAATAATATTTTGCACAATGACCTTGAATACCGTTATAATCAGCCCAAAATATCTCAAAATCATTAATGGCTGTGCCTAAATAATGTTCGGTTGGTGCTTCAATGGTAAATGTGATGGTTTTCTTAAATGTTGGAAAGTGTTCTTGTTCAATATCTTTCATTAACTCTTCAAGGTGGTTATAATTATCCATATTGCGAAATCTATAAGAACAACCTCCTAATTTTCCCCACATCTGCTTATATTTATTATTCTCATCAATTAATTTATTTAAGTCCTTAACATCTATAATCACTTTATCTTCCATAATTCTCCTCCTTTTATCTTATTCCCCCTGCACCTGGCACATTCCCCACAAGGTTAGGAGAAAGCGGGGGAGTCCCTCTGCCTAACCCTTGCTGTGGGGTAGCAGGAGTGGATGTTCCTGCCTTGTTGGCGGTCGTTTGTGCCTCTTTCTTTTCCCTTTCTTCTCTTAACCCCGGTATCAATTTCTCTAAATCGGGGAAGTTCATATTCTCCCCTACACGTTTGGCTATCTCTTCTAAATTATAAACAGGTATCATTACAGGTTTGCCTTCGCTGTCTGTCTGTGTATTGCCCATCGGGTCGGTAGCGGGTTTCATATACATCGGTGCTATATCGGTAAGTTTTAACAGGTTAGCCAGTTCTACCTGCTTCTCATCGAATACGCTTACGCCACGAGGGATAAAGTCAGGATTGCCGGAAAGTTTAATATCTTCTTTCTTGATTTCTTTTCTCTTTTTCTCGGCAAGCCATTGTGCGCCTCTTTCCTTGCCTAACACACGATAAGCAGTCTCATTGCTGAAAAACTGTATATCATGTTTATAAAATATCTCCAATACCTTCTGTAGCCACGGTTCAAAGCAGTGCTTGACGATATGTTTTATCGGTTCTGCTGCATTGCCCTGCATCAGTCGGGTTGCCCCCAATGTCTCAGGTAGTCCTTCTTTTGTCGGTGAAGCAGCAATAACAGGGACTGCCTGCGTGGTCTTCATTATCTTCTCTTCTAACATCTTTATGAAAACGATTAAAGGTGTTAAAGCTGATGCCTGTGCAGTGGTATTAATAAAAGCCATTGCCCTATTAACATCATCTACGTTGGGGTTAGTAAAGAATACTTTTCCCGGATGTCCGATAACTATTCCCCCTGATACGCCTGCCATCTTTTGCTGGTTCATCACTGACATTGGATTGGCAATAATATTAACGCAATCGGATAGTTTATTGTGTGCGTTGGTCAGTTCTTCTGCATAGGATTGGATATCTTCGCCTGTGCCTACGCCAAACTGTTCGTTAGGCATTTTGTCTTTTGAAACGTCAACGAAGATATTTCCGCAGTCATAAGGATATTCTTTATTTCTGATACATACTTCACGGTTGGCTATGGTGACGATAGCCCTAACATAATCATCTTCGTAGGGGTTCACCTGTGCCTCGTCAGATATCTTGCCCTCTAATAGCGATTTAGGCACGTCACCGTGATATTCCAATAATTCCACTCTATCGGTATTGATTTTGTTTTCGCCTACCGTATCACTTGCCCCCGGCTGTGAAGTGTCTTTCAAGTCAATAATACTGTGGTAGATACCCTGTGCCTCCATCTGTCTCAGATGGGATACAAAGACATCAGGCTTTCTTATCACTATCCAACTACTGTTTACGTCTTTAGTGGCAGGATCAGGAAAAGCATTAAAGATGTCGCATACTTCAATGTCCGGTCCCTCAAATATCGTCTTGCCCTTTTCCTTCTGTTCTATCCAGGGGACTTTAGTAAGTGAGTAGCCGTATATCTCGAATTGTTTGACGTGACCTTCTGCCACATTAAATAACCCGCCCCTACCTTTTCCTACATTGCCTAACTGGTAAGCAATGATATCTTTTAATGCAGGGATAGCATTCTCATCACTTTCTTCACCTGGCTTGATATCGAAGGCTTTAGAAGGGTCAGAAGAAGGGAATAGGATATTCATATATATAGGTGTCTTGGTGCGTACTGATTCTTTTAAGCTGGTAACTACATAATTAGACTGCCAGTCCTCTTTCAAGTCGGAACGAGTGCCTCTGTAATCATCGTAATACTCCTTCCATTGTGCGTGGCGTTCTGCCATGTTATTCTTGGAGTAATTGTAGCGGTTCAAGACAAATTCAACGAGTGCCTTACCCTTTGTCTTTGCCTCTTCTATTTTCTTTTTTACCAATGTTCATCATTCCTTACTCCCCCGATAGTTTTATTTAATTCCTCGATATCCTTCTTGATTCAGCAATTAATTCTTTTGAAGTATCCATTGCCTGTATAGTTTTTATTTTGATGATGAGGTCTAATTCGTTTATAATTTCATTAATACTTTCTGGCTTATTCATTGAAACTTTAAGCCACTGTTCTACTTGGTCTAATATTTTCTCGTACATGATTTTCCCCCTTTTATTACATTAATGTTTTTAAAAATTCCAATGCTTCTTTTTCTACATTGAAATACTTTGTCTTACACAATCCTCTATTTCGCATTTCTAATATATGTAATTTTTCAACATCATACATATCATAATCAACTATCCAAAATACATATTGACCTGATTTGTGATGTTGGTAAGCTCTGCATTTAGTGATACACCATCCTATATAACCAGGTAACTTCTTCATATTTCCCCCTTTCTTACTTACATTTCTTTTTACTCTTCTTTACTCTTTCAGGTAACTTCTTGATATTCTTGGTGGCATGCGCCCACTCATCGAATTTCTTCTTGCTTATTTCGCCACGACTTAACATTGCCCCGAATTTACGTTGCTGGGCTTTTGATTTGAATGGCATGGTTAACCCTCCTTAAAACTTAAAATTATCCTTTAATACTTGATATAAACCAGTAGATAACCTCACTGTCTCTTCCTCGCTTAAAGCATGATGATTATAGTTCACGTCTATTGCATGAAGTATTTCATGTAGTAATGTTTCATCTATCATGGATTTTGCACTTATTTTTTTAGAATGAAAGTATCTACATAAATAGATTATACAAAGGTTATGGTCAGTTTCTCCTATTAAACCTTCATTCGATAGTCTTTCATCGTCCCATTCTACTTTATAGTCATGTCCAGCCACCTTTACCTTATCGGGTATCTTCATGCAGTTCCTCCGTCCCTACACTGTCACGGTAGAAGGGTGATTCACTGTCGGGTGCTTCGGTATAAGTGAAACCTCTATAAGTATCTTTGTCAGGATTTATCGGTTTCTCTAATCTTCTCACGGCTTCCCTAATCTGTTCTGGTGTAAGATAATCAGTATCTAACATAACCTTTAACTTATTTAATTTCCTTATAACTAAATCAAATGTATTCAACGGTGTAACATATTTGTGTCCCTCTTTAAGTAACAGCCTAATATATTCCATATTTCCAAGAATGTCATCTACTAACTTAACAAAATTATTCATACTTCCCCCTCCTTACTTAATTTCATAATATTATCTTTTTATCCTTTATACTTATCACATAATGTATATTTTCCATTTTTATTTCTTCTATCTCTACTCCATGCTTTTCGGTGTTAAAATCATCTATAATTTTAGTCATATACTCGTTTATTTTTTCATTAAGCATCTTTTCTACTTCTGTTTTTATCAATGCCTCTGCTATATCCATATTTCCCCCCTTCTTATTAAGGGAGACTTGCCCCGCATGGTTGAGTTGAGTTAACAACCTACCCACGACACATAAGGCAAGTTCCCCCTTTTATAGCCCCGAATACTTATTCGAGTGCTTTTTGACATAGTCATAATCTTCATCTGCATAGCCCCTGCTGGTGCTTTTGTATAATCCTATCTGCCTGATTGATATAGCTGCATACCTTGCCGCTGCCCCTGCATGATGATGTTCGTCTCGCCTCTCACCCCCTGTATATATTTGCATTATGTCATTCCAAATCTTCCCCCACATCTCCAAATGCTGTCTGCCTTTCCGTGTCTTTTCCTCATCAAACCAGCATACCGGAAGCAGACCTCTTAAAACCTCTATACTATTCTGAAAAGAGCAACTTTCAACTATTTCAAATTTTATTCCTACATCCGCTGCGTGTTCCAACCGTGTCTTTGCTATTGCTCCCCTGGTAACCATTTCTTTGACTGTAACATCGGGTGGTGCAAAGTGCCTGCCAAATAGATAGCCCTTTTCTTTAAATAGTTCTGCCCAATAAGTAAAGGTTGAGGCTGTTGCTTCTGCAAAATCTATAAACCTGACTTCATTTCCTAACTGCTGGACAAACCAAACCGCCATTGCATCACTAGTAACCCCTAAATCCCAGTAAGTATCTACCAGTAATTCTCGTTCATAAGGCACTTTGGTAATGTGGCCTGCATTTTCTAAAGCCTGCATCTCTTTGCCTACATAAGTTCCCTCGATACCCTGGTTGAATGAGCAATAGTAATCCTGATTTATGAAATCTTCTGATTTTCCCTTTTTTCGTTCTTCATCTATTTGTGCTTCTGTAATTAGAGGTTGCCCTAAATGATTATAAGTGTCCTTAACATTCCGGGTTATTGCAAAACATTTAGTGGGATTAGCTTTTGCTAAATAATAACCTTCTTTAAAATGATTTCTACCATTAGGTGTAGAATTAAAAACCAAAAACCCTTTTGTTTTCACAATCATCGGTGAAATAACTTGTAAACCTCTGGGGTCTTGATAGGCAAACTCTGTTAATACTGCCCCATTGCTCGGTTTCCCCCGTAGAGAGTTATACTGCTCATTATTAGTGCCGAATACCTGAATAATGGAGGTTCCACCTTCGGCTCTTAATGTGAGTTTCATATCCTGATTATCTGGTTTTAAAATTGACCCTGGAGGAGTATAATAATGAAGGATATCTCTTCCATCTTCATCTTTACCTTCCCAGAAGCCATCCCGCCCTTCTTTTAAGGTTGGCCAGATATATTGATATGTTCCCGGCCTTTTTAGTGCTGAAGGTAATAAAAACCTGCAATAACAAAGCAAATCTTTCCCACTTCGCCGGTGCTGGTTCATCCATATCTCTAAACCTTTTAAAAAGGCCTCTACAATAGGATTTTCCCACTCATACTCTCTGTAGTGGTAAGGAAGAATTATATCGCTCATTTTTCCTCTTTAGTTTCTGGATCGAGAGCAGGGAAGTATTCTTTATAGGTGATTGGTCCGCCACCTGCACCGGTGAGTTGGTTTTTGACTGTGTTAGAATATTCTCCATTAGTTTTGTTATTTAATACATATTCAATGGCACTTTGTTTATTTCTGTTTAAGTTTACTTTCAGTCCTTGTTTCGCTGAAACCACCAATTCTTCATTATATTTTTCCTTTATATCTTCAACTGCTTGCTTAAATTTTGGGTCTTTTTCAAGATTATTATAATAAGCTCTTGGGCTAACTTTCATTACTTCACAAGATTTATAAACAACCACTCCATTTTTATCAAAGAAATCTAAAAATGTTTTTTTTATGAACTTTGTGAACTTTGCCATTATCAATCACCTTCTATCGTCACCTTAAAACTCTGCCCCTTCATTTCTATTAATTGCACTACTGCCGCCACATCACTTGCAGGTATATCTAATTTTATTCTGCT